CGCCACCCAAACCCCCAGCGCCGATCCTGGGTGAGAGATCGGCTCCGTCGGGCCGTGGAGGACTGCAGAACCTCCACGGTCTGGCACCAAGGATGTACCCTGCTGCCCGTAACCCGGAGGCAGGCGAACAGTCGCTGAACTAATGATGCCGGTAAACACTCAGGCCGGAACGGGTGCCCCATCCGATAAGGGGATAAGCGACCAAGGGTCTCTAGTCCAACGGCAGAGACAGCAGCTTCAAAACCTGCACAGTCCCGGTTCGAATCCGGGGAGACCCACTGGCACGAAAGCACCCCGGTCAAGTTACGTCAACGTACACAGCGGGCTAGTGAGTAGTGCCAACCCATTCCAACCAGACACGATAGGCGGTGACGACCCTTGTGCCTCCGGGAAAGACCTACACCCAAGCCCAGAAGGACGCCGCCCTCGCCCTCTACGAAACAGACGGCCCAACCGCGGTAGAGAAACAACTCGGCATCCCCAAGAACACCGTCGCAGGATGGGCCCGCAAGAACGGTACGCGTACGGTACGTACAGAACGTACCCGCGCCGCTGTCGAGGCGAAGGTCGCGGACGGTAAGGCTAGGCGCCAGGCCATCGTCCAAAGGCTGTACGGGCGCACTGAGCGGATTCTGGATCGGCTCGAAGCTGACACGTACCGCTGGAAGGTCGCTACGAAAGAGGGCACCGAAGTCCTCGATGATTGCGAAGCTCCCGCGGCGGAGGAACGTAACCATGCGACGGCCATCGCGATCTACCTGGACAAGGCCACGAAGCTCGAAGACTATGACCGGTCCGGCGAGGAGTCGGGCGCGGCCGTGGACAAGTGGCTGGAGTTCATGATGGGCGGCACTGGTGGAAGCTAAGCCGCTGCAGGGTAAAGCCCTCCTGGCGCTCGCTCACCCGTCATCGTCGATCGAAGCCTATGAGGGTGCTGTCCGGTCCGGGAAGACGTTCACGTCCCTCCTCGACTGGGTCCGGTTCATCCGGACGGGCCCGCCGGGCGCGCTTGCCATGTGCGGGCGCACCGAACGGACGGTTATCAACAACCTCCTCCTCCCACTGCAGGAGATGTTCGGCCGTAACCGGGTGAAGATCAACTACGGCACCGGGACCGCGACCATCATCGGCCGTGAGATCCACATCTACGGCGCGAACAACGAACAAGCCAAGACGAAGATTCAGGGCCTCACCCTCGCCGGCGCCTACCTCGACGAGGCGGAGACGGTCCCCGAGTCGTTTTTCAAGATGCTCTACACCCGCCTCTCCATCCCGGGCGCTAAGCTCTGGCTGACCTCGAACCCGGGCGGTCCGGTTCACTGGCTCAAGACTGACTGGCTGGATAAGGCCGCGCTCTGGATCGACGGCGCCGGGACGATCAAGCGGAACCTGTCCGACGACGCGCTGGAGCTGCACCGCTTCACGTTCCTCATGGACGACAACCAGTCCCTGACGCCCGAGTATGTGGCCCGGCAGAAGAAGGCCTACACCGGGCTCTTCTACCGCCGCTACATCCTCGCTGAGTGGGTCGCGGCTGACGGGGCGGTGTTCGACTCGTGGAACCATGAGACGCACATCATCGCCCATAAGGACCTGCCGCCCATGCGGAGTGTCCTCGGCACCGGTGTTGACTATGGCACCACGAACGCCACCTCCGCGATCATGCTCGGCCTCGGCACCGACGGGGTCCTGTACGCGATCGACGAATGGCGGTACGACTCCCGCCAAGCCGAGATCCGCCTCACCGACGGGCAGCTCTCCGCCGCCCTCAAAGCGTGGCTGACCAAAGCCGCCGCCGAGGGGTACGTCCCAGAGTGGCTGATCGTCGACCCGGCCGCCGCATCGTTCAAAGTCCAGTTGGATCAGGACGGGCTCCGGAACGTCATCAACGGCGACAACGAAGTCCTGTACGGCATCCGCACCGTGTCGTCCCTGCTGAACGCGGGGAAGCTGCGGATCTCGGACCGCTGCAAGGGCCTCATCAACGAGATGCCCGGCTACTCGTGGGACACGAAGGCGACGGAGAAGGGCGAGGACAAGCCCCTGAAGGTCGCGGACCACTCCATCGACGCGTTCCGGTACGCCGTGACGACGACGGAAACGAACTGGCGCCCCTACGTGGACCTCGCCGCCTAGGAGGTTCCAATGTCCAAGGGTGACCGAGACGGCCGAGGGTTCCGGCATCACAAGAAATGCCCATCGCTCAACTGTGACCGCTGCGTGAATGGGCGGTCGAAGCGCCCCTTCCGGCAGAAGCAGCGCCGGGAAGCTCGGCGTGCACTTAGGACCACTGAACTTTCCGCTACACCCTAGGAGGCCATGATGGCATTGCCCGCTAACGGCACAGCATGGCCCCCGGCTGAGCTTGCACCGATCCTGACCAAGTACCGCGAGTACGGCGCATGGTACGGGAACGACGTCGAATCCCTCACGGACATCTACACCCGGGCGACCGGGCGTAAGGGTGTCCTGTCCCGGCTGCGGACATGGTTCCTTGGGGCGAAGTCGTCCGGGGCGGTGGAGACGAACTCGATCCACGTCTCACTGGCCCAGGAGATCTGCCGCACCTCGGCGAACCTGCTTTACAGTGAGCCGGCGAAGGCCACCGTCGTCCCGCCCACCGAGGCGGAGGACGTGGCGAAGGTCCAGGAACGGCTCGACCTGATCGCCGGCCCCGACTTCGAACAGCTCTCCATCAGCGCGGGTGAGATCTCCGCGGCCCTCGGCGGCGTGTTCAAGCGCATCACCTGGGACACGACGGTCAAGGACCACGTCTTCATCACGAAGGTCGACGCGGATAGCGCGTGGCCGGAGTTCACCGCTGGCGTCCTGACGGCTGTCACGTTCTGGCGGGTCGTCGGCCGGAACAACACCACGGTCTGGCGGCTCCTCGAACGCCACGAGGTCCGAAACAATGTTGGCGTGATCGTGTACGGGCTGTACCAGGGCACGGACGTCAACCTTGGGCAGGCCCAGCCGTTCGACGCGCATGAGTCCACCGCGTGGCTGCTGCGCCCGGACACGGTCACCCAGCTCCTCGACGGGAACACCGTCTCCACACTAACCCCGGGCCTCGGCGCCGTGTACGCCCCGAACATCCTCCCCTCCTCGCTGTGGCGGAACGACCCGCTCGGGTCCAACCTCGGCCGCAGTGACCTGGAGGGCATTGAGCAGAAGCTCGACGCCCTCGACGAGCTGTACAGTTCCTGGCTCCGTGACATCCGGCTCGGCAAGGGCCGCCTGATCGTCCCGGAAGGGATGCTGAAGGATCTCGGCGCGGGCATCGGTGCAGGCTTCGACCTGGACCAGACCATTTTCAGCCCGATCAAGGCCGCCCCCTCCTCGGCGTCCTCGGAGAAGATGGCGATCGAGAAGGTCCAGTTCGACATTAGGACCGAGGACTTCCTCAAGGCCATCGACCATTTCCGCCGCATCATCCTCGCCGCGGCCGGCTACTCCCCCTCCACGTTCGGGCTGACCGACGATGGCGGGGCGATGACGGCCACGGAGGTCGCGGCCCGCCAGCAACTGTCCTTCACCACCCGGAAGCGGAAGGTGCTGGGCGTGAAGCCCGCGGACGAGGCGATCCTGTCCAAGGCCCTCGCGACGGACGCGGCGGTCTTCCCGGCCGGCGGCGCGAAACCCTACAAGGTCAGTGTCGAGTTCCCGGACGGCATCGGCGATGACCCGAAGGCGATCGCGGAAACGAACCAGCTCGACTACAACTCCCAGTCCTCCTCCATCGCGGAACGGGTCCGGAAGCGGAACCCTGACTGGGATGAGACGAAGGTGGACGAGGAGGTCGCGCTGATCCGTGAGGAGTTCGGCCTCGGCGCACTGGAGGACCCGGCAGTGTTTGGGACCGACGGCGCCGGGATCGTTCCCCAGCCGTTCCCAACCCTGACCGGATAGGATTCCCCCATGGCGATCCGCCCCGATGATGCTGCAGTGCTGGCAAAAGCCATCCAAGAGCTGTACTCCGAAGCGGAGACGGCCCTACTGCAGCGCATCGCGGCGGCCCTCGCCAAGGGCTCTGACGCTCCGGACTGGGCTGAACAGAAGCTCCTCGGCATCCAGGCTCTCTCCCGGCAGGTCGAGGACATCCTCGCCGACCTCGCCGCGAACGTGCCCGGTGCTGTGGAGCGGGCCGTCGGCCTGGCGTACAACCGGGGTATCGCGACCGCGGGAACGGAACTGACCGCCGCGGGCTTGGCTCATGGCGCGTTCGGGGAAGTTCAGACCACCTCGGCCGCCGCCGCGATCGTTTCCGAAACCACGGCACGGCTCACCCCCATGTCGTTCCAGATCCGCCGCGCCACCATGGACGTCTACCAGCAGGTTGTGACCCGCGTGATCGCCCAGACCGCGCTCGGGACCATGACCCGGCGGGAAGCGTCCGGGCAGATCCTCATGAGGCTGGCCGCGCAAGGCGTGACCGGCTTCCGGGATACCGCCGGGCGCAACTGGAACATGGCGTCCTATGCGGAGATGGCGGCACGGTCCGCGACGTCGAACGCCATGCTGCAGGGCCACACTGACCGCATCCAGGAGTTGGGTATTGACACGGTGATCGTGTCGAACGCTCCCGAGGAGTGTAAGATCTGCCGGCCGTTCGAGGGTAAGGTCCTCTCCCTCTCCGGCCGCACCACGGGCAGGCTCAAGGACGGCAAGGCGGTCGTCGCCTCACTGGCGCAGGCCAAGTCCGCGGGCCTGTTCCACAACAACTGCCGCCACTCACACAGCATTTACCTGCCTGGCATCACCAAGGGCCCCGGCACTGACCTCGCCGACCCGGCAGGGGACGCGCTCCGGCAACAGCAGCGCGGCTATGAGCGGCGCGTGCGGGAGCTGAAGCGGCAGGACGCCATCGCTTCCGAGTTCGGCGGCCCAGCAGCCACCCAGGCCCGCGCCAAACTGAACGCC